ACATCTGGAATCTGCCCTATCCTCATCAAATCATCGATTAAACTCATTATCATAGGCTCATAACGGCTTTGACAATCACTAATCAACTTAAAATATTCACGCTCATTAACCTCGCTACCAGCTAACTGTCCAGCTTGAGCTCCAATAATCATAGGTTTTGGAATGCCAGAACCAGCGCTTATACGCTCCATAATAGCAGAATAGTAGGGCTCGGGGTCTAAGGCTCTGCCTTCTAAGCCTTTAAACTCGATTTCTTGCTTGTCGCTTTTGAAGAGGCTCGTCTGCGCAGTTAAGGGACCCCACTCCCTAGCCCACTCTCTAAGCTGTTCTCTTGTGGCGCCCTTCACGGTTACAACTGGAAAGCCGCTGCCATATCGGTAAAGCGTCTGTCCCATACCCCAAGCAATATTGCGGATCACCGTCAAATCGTCCCAAACAGGCTCCAAAACGCTTAGGCCCTTCCATGGATTGTCTAAAAGGCGAGTTGCTAAATGAATGACACGGGAGCAATGCACTTCAACCTCTCGCTTCTCAGCCATCCTAACCTTATAAGTCTGAGGCAAGCCAAACCCTGGGCTTTCCTCATCCTCGTCTATTTTAACGTCTGTTATCATTGTGGGCGCATAAGCTTGAAGGTTAACGATTTTCTCAGGCTTATTAACTAGTTCCTTCAATGTTTCAGCCTTATCCTGATAGCCAATAACAATTATGCTCCAGCCATAAGCCCTCTCAAAAACAGCCGCTTGCGTGAAAACGTCCTTAGCGTTAATTAGCAACAAAACCTTCTGCACAGCCTCGTTAAACTTTTCTTTGTCAACGCCCTCCTCCAGAGGCTCAACCTCAAACCACTTGTCAAAAACGTCATGGGCAACATGAAAAGTAAGCAGATAAGCGATGGGCTCACGCCTAACAGCAAACGTTATAGCCTCATGCGTTAAAGGTTGACCAAACTCAGCGCCTAAACCAGTGTGGTAACGTTGAATCTCAGCCTGTGTCCTATCCACAGGCACAGAGGCAGCAGCAAACCTTCTCAGAACCTTCTGCAAAGCAGCCCCAAAACTAACCATGCCGATCAGCCTTCCTCTTTGCTTCCCGCAGAATTTCACGAATCACCTCTTGAACGCTACGGGCATTACGCTTTTTCTGCTCCTCTAAAAGCCACAAGTAAAGCTCTGCATCAACGCTCTGCTGGAATATGGGCAAACTCAACAACACCATCAACTATGTTAAGCCAAGGAAATAAAAGAAAATCTGAACATGTAAACTAAATTGCTAAATATGGTGAACCTTGCTCATGGGTTTCAATTTGTTGGTGAAACCCCAAAAATTAATTCTATAGAAACAGCGTTCTTAATGGCTTCCTTGAATTGTTCAATAGCATCAAAGCCGGGAATGAATCCTAAGCTCCTTAGAATAGACTGAATAGTGTTGAGAAGTCTTTCGGCAAGTCTTCTTAATAGAACTCGCTTCATATTTTTCTTTACTCCTTCTGGCTCTTTCTCGAAATCCTTCAGCGTCTCCTCAAACTCCTTTCTTCGCAATCTGTATATAGCGAGTTCGACTTCCAGTTGCTTTCCAGTGAGGCCTCTTTCCATGAGTTCTTTGAAGGGTTTCTCCTTTTCGAGGTATTCCATCATCCCGTCAAATCTTTGAGAAACCTCCTCCTTCCAAGTTTCAGATATCAGCTTATACAGCTCCGCGTGTTCAGGAACCAACACAGCAAATTTTTTGACTATTAAATTAATATCTGATCGTACATCTGAAATAAATTGTTCGAGTTTTTTTAGGTCCGCTTCAGACATTATCGTTGACCTTGGTGTGATATTCTCTTAATATTATAGATAAATGTTTGTTCACATTGCGCAGAAGAGTAAATTAAAAGTTTTAGAATATAGAGTTGTAGATTAGGAGTTTGGGATTTGGAAGAAAAGGGTAGAGTTTGAATTAAAGAGCGCTCATGGACACACATTGCAACACAAATGAATGAGGATTGAAATCAAAAGAAAATGAAGGAGTCGGGCTTACCTTCTGACTCTTGTCTTGTTGCAGCCACTGAGAGGGCTAGACTCCAGAAGCGGTCATCATGCGTGCCTTCAGGATGCGAAAACTTGATTTTTCCATCTTTTGTCAATTCGAAGCGTTCAACGTTTAATTCGGCAATCAAATCGCTGTCATATGGGATTTTAAGTCGCTTTTGAACCATGCACTGTTTAAGCCACTGACCCATCTTTTCCTTGGTTTCTTGCGTGAATTTTACGCCTTCAGCCTCGTTTATTCCAGCGTTAACCATGTCCTCAACAATGTAGTCGCCCACGCCACTCATGTCAACCAGAACCTTGTTTATGGTTTGCCAACGGTCACATAGAGTTTTAACATAGCCTATCACGCTCGCATAGGACGTTCGCAACGGAAACTGGTGCATATGGATTAATTTTATAGAAGAATCCTCTATTTTGACAACTGCCAGAACGCTGTAGTCTTGATACTTGCCTAGGTCAAGACCTGCATAAAACTCGCCTTTAGCCGCTTCCTCAAAATTGCAGTATTCGAGCATGTGGTCTATGCAGCTTGTAATCAAAGCCTGAGAAAGCCAAACGTTTTCGTCTTCAGCCCACTCCGCCAACATCTCCCTTCGCCAACGCCAAGGATCCCCCTCATACTCCTTCCGTTTCTTGTTAATCCACTCCTCAGTGATCGGGCCTTTAGGTTCTTTAGCCTGCTCGTAGGTTATGTGGCTTTTTCCAAAATGCTCAAAAGCCTTATCATGAAAAAGCTTCCAAAAGACGCTGTCCGTTGTCCAAGGCGTACTGCTGGCAATAAACTTGCCGTTCGTAGTCGCCAGACAGAAGCTTATAGCATCAAACATTTCCTCATCATTTGGAATAAAATTCATTTCGTCACAGTAGACGCAGTGCAGCGTAAAACCACGTAGGTTATGTGGTGCGTTTGGAAAGGCTTGGATTATGCTTCCATTTTTAAGCCTTACAATGGTCCGCTGGGGCTTTCCCATGAGTCTTCCTGGAACCTTGGTGAGGAAGTAGTTGATTTTTGTTATGGGAATCATTGTTTGTCTCCAGCTTGGACCAACAACTGCAATGTGCGAAGCGGGATGCGTTAAGGCGTAGTGGAGAAGCCAAGCAGCAATAAGATGGGTTTTTCCGCTTTGCCTACACCACCGTAAAGCCACATCATTATGTTTGTCTAAAAGTTCCGCAGCTTTAAGCTGATATTCTGTTAACTCCAGTTTGAGGAATTCTCTGCAAAACTGCACGAAGTTAGCTGGGATTTCCGCCTGTTGCGCTTGCATCTCGCTCTTCAGTTTTTCCAGCCTTTCCCTTTGCCTTCGCTTCATTCACCAAACGCTCCAACTCATCCAATTGAACGTCAATCTGGCGTTCGTCAAAGCCTGAAGCTACACTGTTCATTATTTGTGCGATGTAGGCTGCAACCCTAGCCCACATCTGCCTCTGCTTAAGCGTAACCTTAACCGCAACGCCATCCTCATTCTGTGTCTTGACCTTACCCTTAGCAAGGCCAACAGCCAAGTCGAAAAGTTCCTGAAGGCTGTTGAGGGTTTTACCTCGGATATGCTGCGTGTCAACTTTAATTGTTTCTTTAAGTTCAGCTAAACGCTTGGCAATCATCATTTTGCGACTGGTCTTGCCTCCCAAAATCACGACCCCCTACGTTTTCTGCGTCAAGAAAATACCCGTAATATTGCCCACAAGCAACGAAATAGCATTGAAAATTTCAGCATTCCACCTGCCCAAAACAATTATATGAATAGCTTCCAAAACCGTTAAACATGCAACCATGCCAAGGCTGAAGTAAACAGCATAAAGCAACCTTTCGCTCGGAGCCACCTTAACCTCAATCTGCCTACGCTTATGCATTGTCCGTATTGTTTTCGTTAACGCCTGCCTAATCGGGTTTTTCATTGCTCATTCCCGAAAATTGTTATCCTTCGCATTAGGCGTCTGGCTCTGCCATGGATGAAAGCTTGCTGGCACAAGCGAACATTCTCAGCATCCATGAGTTTAGGCAACAAAACCTTAATGTTCTCTACGGTCCCCAATGGAATTATTGTACAGTCTATCTGCCCATAACCTTGAGAGTAAAGCCACTTGCTAGCCACAAGCACAATATGCTTAGCAATTTTACCGAAGGCGCCGATGTAAACGCCATAGCTAGTAACAGGCAAGTCTATTTCCGCTCCGGACGCCCCAGACTCACGCATTTCCTCAACCGTCTCCAGCCTGCCCTTAGAAGCATCAAGCCAAGTGACTTCAACAAGGTCACCTAACTGTAATTCGCCCAATTGCTTAAGCACTTTCTTATTCAAAGCAAACCATCAAAATACGAGACACAAAAGCGTTTTAAAAGCAAATTTGAACCACAAAACTAACAAGTTAAATAAAAGAAATACTGAAACACTGCTCAATTAAACTCATTTAAAAAGAACATAATAGCACGCTCTGTTTTCCATCATCAGCGACTAACAGAACATTTATCAACTATCAGAAACGCACCAATTCACTTAGAGATAATTAAATAGCTTGACAAATTAGAAAAGAATCAGAGTCAGAATATAATTCTTCTTAATGTCTTTTTCAGTTTTCCTCAATAACTTTTATCTCAGCACGCAAGTAATTTCCGTAAGTTAATGAAGATGTTAAAGTAAATGCTTTTTCTTCGAAATTTGGATTTGGTATTTCAAAAGCAATATAACCGCTTATAGAAGCATTGTTAGATAATCCGACACTTGGCAAGGCATGAAAATAAGGAGCAAAATTAACCAGCACTGATACGTTAAACTCATTAGTTCCTGTTGTACCATTGTATAATGCAAAGGGAATGCTTCCCAGCGCCCAAGGTTCATAAGTTATACCATCTATTGTAACACTAAAAGACCAAGGTCTGCAGTTCACTTGTTCTGTATAGCCTTTGTTGGCAACCGTAATGCGTAATATAAGATAAGTTTTGTTCTCTAAGAAACCATTGTCATAAAACCAACCGACAGTTTTGTAATGCACCTCAACGAATGGTTGTGTAGTATGCTGTAAAAGTATCACTAAACTTGCGATAATTACTAATGCGACAACGATGGCTACACTGGTCACTATCCATTTGTGACTTTTCGGTTTTCTCGCTTCCATAGACATTTGCTTTTCCCCATCTTTAGTGCTTTATTAATTAATTGACGCCCCGCAGTAAGGACAAAATGCGTAATTTTCTTCTGGTAACTCTTTTCGGCACTTAGGACATGTTTTTTGAGAAATATCTGCAAGTTTGACCGCAATTCCCGAGCAACTGCCAGAGATACCTAAAGCACCAGCTGATGCATAAACTACATTAATGACAGCATCTGCTCCCATCAATTTAGCTTGCCTCTTTAGTTCCTCAAAACATTTGTTTGGTTCTGGACTGAACCATTCTATCTTTTTTGCATAAACGTTTCCTAAGACCTTAACTATCTTTTTTCCAGGAATTTTGTCCGAAGTCGTGACAAGGATGTCGCTCATATTTGACCCATATTAATCAACATCACAAGATTGTTTTTTGCTTTAGGGATAAAAATTTTACCTACAGCCCACGATGGCGCACAATAAACCTCTAAAGTTATGCGAGACTATTCACAAAATGCAGAAAAATCGACTTTGCTCACTGAAACCATAAATCGTAAAGGTGAAATCCTATTTTAGAGTGAGGTGATAGTTTTCTTTTTTAAGGAGAGGACTTCCTAATTAAGACCCTGCCACTCACAAAATAGAAGGGGATAAGCAGTTAATCGAGACGGGATTTGGATATGTTACTGAAAGGGATGGCTCCAAAATCTACAGAAAACGCAAATAATCTCCCTCAAAAAGTGCGGGGGGTGGGATTTGCACTCCCAACACGTGGAGACGTCACCGTAAATCCCCTCTTTTTCTGTTAACGATGACTAATAGAAACTTTTTTGTTCAGAATAGCCCTTTATCAACATATTTCTCAATTTGCATGTTTTTATGACCGAACCTTTTTACTCAACAGCTTTTTAAGTAATCCTAGCATATTACGTCATATGACAATTTATTAGTTAATCTTAAAACTGAGCTTCACAATAGAAATGCCCATGAACAAAGAACGCACACATGACAAAATTAGAGACGAAATAAGGAGATGGCTGAAAAGTGAAAATTGTGTAGTGCATTCAAGGGTTGAAATTGAGTTACCGCTTTCTTCTCTGAATCGTAGTGACTGGTATTATTTGTTAAAACATGGGAAATTGCCAAAGTTTCGGCTTCCTCCTAGCATTCCAAAATTAATTTATAAACCATCGCTAGGCAGAAGTATACTAACGAAACAAAAGAATTGTGTTATAGTAGATTTACTGGGTTATAAAGAAAAAATGACCAACAGCTTTATTATTAAAATTTCTGGGTCTTCTGATCTGGGTAAGGAAATAGAAAAATTAAAGAAAATTTACAAAGTAAATAAAAAAGTTATAGTTAGGACAGATAATATGGAAGGAGAGGTTGATGGAATCAGAATTGTCCAGTATGAAAAATTTAAAGATTGGTTCAAAGAATTTTTCCTACTTTCAGATGAATAACATTCTACCTATTTTTGCATTTTAATTATCATTTTTAATGTTCCTATTTTGGGACGAAGCGTGCTCTAGTCCATCCTCTGCGAGCCATTAATCGATAGGCATGATTGAATACTTCTTCCCATGAATAGCTTTTATTGAGACGTGCATCAGCTTCGTCGAGGCATATGTGACCGAGACCGGCACGTAACCAATCAGTTGCCCGTTCCTGTCCTATAACATTATACTTGCCGTTTAACCATCGTCGTAACCCACTCGCTCCCACCTTCGCTTCTATTCCATGATATATATCAAGTTCACGATGTCTAGCTCCAAAATTTTTGACACCACGATCCATGAAGGCATGAACTTCTCCATATTGCCCATCCGGCAGAAGAACGCCTTTTTCAGCCAAGAATTCATCAAACTGTTCATGCATATCCTTACAAGGCATAGCTTAACCCTCTTCCAACTTTTATCTTCAAATAATCACTTCTTTTTTATTTAATCCTTTATTAGCGACCAATTTTCGATTTTCAACAAGGCTTTTTTACTCTAACTAATGTTCTTTTAAGAAACATTAAAAGAACAGGTAAAGTTAACAGCAAATCAAGTTTTCTTAGATATTCGATTACGTTATCTTCATTAAGTTCCTTCCCTCTCTGCGTTGTTGTTGTGAACTTGAGGAGGCTTTACCGCGTCGCTCTGCTTTGACCTTTTCGGTAAGCTTCCTTTTCGAGATTTTTCTATGTTCTTCTGTTGGTGACGTTTAATGGAACTATTTCGATAGATTTTGTGCATGTAATACTTCTCTTTGTTTCTTTAAGAAATACTTGCTTCCTCTAAAAATTCGTTATTCCAACGCTTGCATATTATCCATATGAGTCTTGGCAGGTTTAAACCGTCTGGCGGTCTTTTCGGAATGGGCTGCCTTACCGGAACATACTTTTCTACAATGTCTCTGTGCCTGCCTCGTTCAAGAGCCAAATCTTGTTCTGAAATGTCAACAAACCGCTGCTGGATGGCGATAAGGCCTAACGTTAACAATGTCCTTCGGATATTCGTGTAAAACCGTGTGCGACTATAACGGAAGCCCTTTTCAACTTTTCCAGCCTGCAAATCCCACGCAAACCTGCTTAACTCGCTGCGTGTGAGACCGCCACGCCTTTTCAAGTGTTCCAGAAAAAGCCTACAGGCATGTTGAGCCTTTTCCCTTGGAAACAATAAGCTGCAGATGTCGCCTTCAGCCGAGATAAGCTCCATCTTCGCCCTACGAGTCAAAAC